CCGTCATCATCTATGTAATCACCAGTCCATTCTATTTTATGTTCTTCTTCCATTTATTCCTCCCCTTCCATACAAATTAAAGTATCAATGGTGTAATTAAATTCTTGTCGGTCTTGTTCACTTAATAAAAGAAACGTCTTTAAATGTTCTAATAATTCGATTTTATTTAATTCCATTATTTTTCCTCCTGTAATACAAATGCCGGTTCGTCTTTATGGTTATGACAAACCTTAATTAATCTGTTGTAGAATTTAATTGCTGACTTAGAAATTCGTTCTGCGTTTTTTGAACATTTAGCAAATTTTAAATTATGATCTATTGCGTCTTGTAAATATGCAATTCGTTCATTATGACTACAAAATGCTAAGTCTTGATACAAGCCACTAGGTATTATGTGTTTCTTGAGATTATTATGCTTGTAAAATATATTCATTTTTTTGCCTCCGTTGAACACATTGTACACTAATTGGCTACAAGATACAAGATATTTTGGCTACAATTATTTGAGGATATACAACACTTACAGCCTATTACTGTTCACCTTAACACTATTTAAAAGGTGTTATGGCTATAAAATGTTTGCAATGAGTCGAAAATCGAACTATAAGGACAATTAGAATTTATTGATCTGATCGTTAGTAAATTCGTTTTGAGATGATCTAGTAAAGACTCCTTTTTTTAAATGTAAGGGTATGGGTACTAGGTCGGAGGTTAATTACCTTTTCATAACCTATACCCTTACTTATAGAAGTGGTGAATGAATTGCAATTAAAAAAACAAAATGAATCCGGTAAAATAAAAGTTTGGTCTGGCAAAGACCCCAATCAAAAACAAATTATTCAACAATGGTGTATTGAAAATAATTTTACTATCGGTGATGAATGGATTAATGCCGGTATTCAATGGTTAAGTAATGGCTCAACTTCAGATACTCCTTTAGATATATGGTGGTATGGCTACATCAAAAATCCTACTAACAGGCATAATTTCTCAAGACACAGTAGAATGGAATTTGGCAAATATTGTGATGAGGGTAGTGGCTATATATTGGAGGGGAAAAGTAGCTTAGATCAAGTTATGACTAATATATATGAGTCTGCAAAAAGAATTATACCTTCAAATGCCGATGATACAGACCAGGAAAGAATAGATTATTACATAACAATTTGTGAAAAATATATTGTGCAAATTGTAGATACCTTAATGCCTCTTAAACAAGAGTATGGTGAGATCATGACTCAATATCCAATCGTATTAACTATGAAGGGTTTGACTGTTCCGTTTATTGGTTTTGCTGATTTTGTTTTTATAAAAGACAATAAGATATCGAGAGTAGTAGAGCTAAAAACAATGTGGCCTAATCCTAGAGGTTATTACAAAAAAGATTATAAAGATAAATTGCAAGGTGATCGAATTTGGACAAAACAAAGTTTACCGGTAGAGGCAAAACCGATCAACCTCCCCCAACTTGCAATCTACTCTGCCGGTTTAGATCACTTGTTAGATATATTGTATGTAAATGAAGATGATTGCGTTTTAATGGAATACGAAGATCATCCGGAAATTCAATGGGAAAATTTAACTGAAATTTTAAAGTACGTTAGAATTAATGCAATTACTCGGCAAAATTATTTGTCGCTAGTAGATGACCCAACAGAATTATATCAAATTATACAGCCGGACTTTTCTCATTGGAAATGGCGCGGTGTAGAAAAAGAGTTTTTAAATGATGCTAAAAACATATGGCTTAATCAGAAAGGAAAAGTGTAATGGCAAAGCAAGAAAAACCGGTAGAACAAAAATCGGTAGAACAAAAACCGGTAAAACATAAAGAGCCGGTAATGATACCTTTAAGTGCAAGATTGTTTGGCGCGATACAGGACTGCCAATCAATTGAAAAACAAAACAATAAGTTTGTTAAAGGTATGGCACACAATGACGTTAATGACGCAGTAAGAGAGGCTTGCATTAACAATAGAATACTTCCTCAAATGGAACACCAGTTTGAAAAAACTGATGATGGTATAGGAGTCACTTCATATTTTATTGTCGAAAATCCAGACAACTCTTTTATGCACGAAGGTAAAATATATTATGATCGTAAACCAGTAAGTACAGGATATGCCTTTCTTAAATGGTCATCACGATTAGCAGAGGCGCAAGTAGTAGGCTCAGCGATAAGTTATGCTGATAAATATGCTATGGCAAAAGGATTCTTTTTAAGAACATCTGATGAAGATGACTTAGATCATTCATCAAATAAACTTAATAGGAATAATGGGAGTGGTGAAATAAAAAAACCAACTTCTTTAACTAACTTAATAAACAAATAACAGAAGGATAAATACTATGGCTTATGACGTATTAGATAAAGGTATGTATGTTGGCATGAGAGCAGTCAAAGGAGATAAAGAGCATGAAATGGCATCTGACTTTAAGGCTGAATTTAACAATGAAGAGTCAACTAACATTCTATTTGACCAGGCTTTGATTGAACAGATGAGAACAGATAAGGGCTGGATTCAATTTGATGCTTACTTATCATTTGACCCAAAGGAAGATAATGAAGGTAATAACATTGGAGATATGGTTAGACAAATCTTTAATGAAAACAATGGTAAAATTAATATGAGATTTAAACCTCGTTATAAAAAACCGGAGTAATTAAATATGCAATATGCGAGTGAGACTTGCGATCATGCAAAGAACCTTGTGCAAGGTGATCGGCAAAAACAACATGGTGATAAATACGATAATCATTTAAACATTGCTACCTTATGGTCGGCTTATTTAAAACTTTCAATATCACCGGATGAAGTGGCAGTTTTATTCGCATTAGCAAAGATCGGTAGAACCTTAGAAGGCGCATACAATCCAGATGATTATATAGATGCTGTTGGCTATATCGCGATTGCCCATGAATTAAAATCTAAGAGAGAAGATGAATTAACTTATGAAAGAAGTAAAAATACCAAATAGAATGACTGGCACAGGACAAAAATTTTTAATTATAGGAACTAATGGCGGAGGTTATAAGACTCATGCCATGATTTACTGGCCATTAAAAGATATAAATAAAAAAACAAATTTACCAAATATTAGAAAATTAAAGATATCAGCTAGACCACTTAAAGGCGCAACTGCACCTTACGATTTTGTTAACACATTAATAGAAGAATCTTTAATAGGTTTTAATCGAAACTTAAAAAAAGGCGGAGATTTTGAAGAAGAATGTAATGCGCTTGGCAAATCTGGTTTTGTAGGTGTAGTAGCTAATTATGTTAAAGAAAATTTGCACCAAATAATGAACGAGAAACCATCCGGTAATCAAATAGTATTGCAATTAGATTCTAAGAACAGGCTTAGTAGTGATTACAAAGATAAATTAATTAATGGAGGAATTATATAATGGGGAATAGAACCAAATATGAGAATAGGATAATACATAAAACATTATCAGTATCTATGAGAGAAGATGATCTGATTGCAGTTAATAATCAATTACATGAAATTGTACATTATAAAAATGCAGAATGGAGAAAGAAGGCAAAGCAATTGGAAGGGCAAGCTCAAATAGATGGTATTGAAGTACAAATAAGACCTCAAAAAAATTACATAAGTAAACAACATATTATTAAAGATTTAATACAAAAAGAATGGGATGCTACTGTTGGTATAGAGAGAGGTATTAAGAATGATCTTGAGGCTTATGAAATGGTAAAAAAAGCCAATGGAGGTATTCATCCGGCAGACGAGGTAGATTAATGTTTGCGATAGAGTCTAGTAATAATAAGGATTTAATATTTAAGTGCGATGATGAAAATATTACTCACCATATTTGCGATTTATTAAACAAGTATAGCGAGCATACAACATATAGTGTGCTACCAGATAATGAGATCAAGGGATTTCCTGTTTAATGTTTTCTGGCGAGAAGAACTGCTTAATTTGTGGTGATGTATTTTTATTTACAAGGCATCAAACTACAAAAAAATATTGTTCAGATCAATGTCATCGAAAAGCTAATCGAAAGAAAAAACCTAAACTAGAGGAAAGAATTATTAAACATGGTTAGTAACATACTCAAAATATTTATCATAATATTATTACTAATTATTATCTATATAAATTGCAGATACGTCAAAGTAGGTTGGTGTGAATCTGAAATACAAATCATGCGCGATCAAATGAGTCATTTGTATTTTGAATCCATAGAATAAGACTCAAGGCAAGTTTAAAAAATAAAAAATTCACTTGCAAAAGTTCAACAGTAGTGAATAATGGCTACAAGTTAATTAAATTCGTGGTGAATTTTGAATTATATATTAGAGAAATGTACGAGTATTGGCCGGACACAGCAAATTCAAGAACATTATGTACCGATGTTGTTTAGTCCAGGATTCGTTGGTTTATATAAAAAACCACTAAATTCTATGCACATTTTTTTATTGTATAGCTTTACTTTTTAAAAGTTCACCACATACGAGGTGTTCACTCGTATAAAGGTAATTTGGTATGATTCGAAATAATAGAGGCATATTTCAATTATCTTTACAAAATGAAAGGTAAATGGAACAATGAAAACTAATAAAAACAATTTTAAGAAAATAGTAGTTTTTAATTATTTGCGAGATAGGAGGTTTGGCGAAGATGCTTTAACTCAAGATCAAGCAACGGAGGTAATCAATAACGATCAGATATGTGAGTTAATGTACAAACACATAGAGCAATTAAAGGAGGTTTATAATGGGAAGTGTGCATTTATTAAGTAAAAGACAAATTGTTAATCAATGGGAGAAAGAGAATGGCCAATCTTCTATTTATAATATTTATAGGAAAGGCGAATTTTATGGTTATCAAACTAAATTAAAAAGACTTGATGGTTCGGTAAAACAAATTACGAGCAAAGATTATGATAAGCTCTTAAAGAAAATAGAGGGTCAGTTAAAGAAAATTGACGAGGGTAAGATACTTGTTAAAAGACCGAAAGCAACAATCATTAGTGCAATTCATGGATACGTTGAGGAACTAAGGAAACAAACAAAGGTATTAGATCGGCAAGATAAACCGGTAGTATCAATTGGCAACTTTAATTATAAAAGTGGTTTAGCAAAAGTTGTTATGGAAACGATTTCTAAAGATGAAACACTTTCTAAAAAAAATATAAACAGTTGGCAAGGTTATGACATGGTAAGGGTCATGGCTGTATTAAGAGAACGATCATCTTCTGCGAATGTACTTGGTGCGTATTTGCGTATATTAAAGGACTCTTTTTTCCATGCTATGAATACAAATGATTTTGATATTCAAAAAGAAAATCCAGTTGTGCAATATAAGAAGAATCCAATTAACATGGCTGAGTTAAAGGTTGACCCATTTATTCATATAAACGAGACAATGAATTTAATTGAAAGATGGCATATCCCATTCGTTAACAAGTTTACATCTAGTATTAATGACCCTGTATATAAAATTTTAATTCGTTTATGTTTTAGTTATGGATTGAGAATAGGTGAGGCACTTGCGCTAAGTGTAGATGACTTCATAGACAAGGTTGGAAACATAGCTCCAAAACTTGATGTATATGGTCAGATTTCCAAAGATGAGTATAAGAGAATTACTAAAACACCTTCTGGTAAAAGATTAATACCGGTTGGTAAGGGGTTAGCAGATGAATTGAGGGAGTATATTAAATTTAGGAAGGAAAGTGTGTATGACTCAAATTGTGATGCTTTGTTTCCATATGATCGTTATGGCCAAAAAGGTTATCATATTTATAGGACTGCCCATAAACAGTTAATGAGATATACAGTTGATGAATTTGAACTGCCTAATAATCATAAATTTCATTTCTTTAGGCATTGGTGTATCACTTCCTGGAAACGTAATGCTATACATACAGGCTATGATATTAGTAGGTTTGTAGGTCATAAGAACCCAGCAGTTACGGAAAGACTATATACCCATTTATATTGTACTCAATTAGAAGAAGAACATAGAGTTGATAAACAGGATTACTTAGATAATTTACTTTTTTAATTTTAGTAGGTGATCGAGAGGATTTTTTGGGAAACCTAAATCACTTTTACGTTGGTTTTCTTCTTCGATTCTTTTGTTGTTAAAATGAATTTCTAAACATTTATCCATAGGAGAATGATGAAAATAAGTTTTTTCGATTGTAGGAAACATTTGTTCCTCTACTACAAAACCATCTTTTCTTAAAACATCTTTCTTACAAATAGGACAAGTACCCATAACATCAGTACCTGGATATTTTCTACTGTAAGGATGATATTTGTTTGGTTGCCTATTTTTTACCAAAAAACTTTGTAGCTCCACGAATTCCAAATGACGCACTTACGATTAAACCTAATGTATATTTGTACCAGTCCGGAGCTTGCTTTAATGCCTCAAAACCAGCAAACACTATATCTCTACCCCAATCACCACAGAACGCGAGTATCAAGGGGATGCTGAAAAGCAAAGTTAACCATTCGTCTTTCCAGCTATCATCTGCTTGTTTAATTGCCTCAATATCCCAATCAATTTCTCCAGCTATCTGTTTCTTTTTAATTTCAGTTTCAGCTTTTATTTGAGTTAGTTTTTGCTCTGCTTTTGCTTTTCTTGTTTCAACAACACCACCAACAATACTGCCGGCAACATCCATTAATGGTTTTAACCAGATCATACTTCTTCTCCTTTAATCATTTTACATTTAAAATTTATTTGCAATAAATGTTCCGGTTGGTTTTCAAATACATGAATAAGGTCATGCTTTAAATCAATACTGTTATCTTTTAAGAATACCTTGCAACTATCCTCATTATTAAATCTTACTTTTTGATACTTGGACTCAACGGATTCCGAGTTAGCAAAAATTAGGACTACTGTAATTGCCCAAATGTTTAATAGCTCCATATAGTAGGCCTTAATACACCCTCTTGCGCTGTAATCATGTCTAAATGGATGAATCTGGAGTTTCCTCTCTGGTTGACCCCAATGCCCATAAAATTCATTTCCATAGCCATTTTAAGCACTATATAAGCTCTTTCTCGATCACAAACGATGTCAACAGCCTTTCCAGTCGTATGCGCGCCTCCACCATTGCCTTTTGCAAGTTCAATGCTGTGATTTGGGTCGCGATAGAATGAACTTATAACAAATGGAAAACCACACTTCTCTCTAAGGGTAGTTAAGCTATCCATGAACCTTTCATCATATCCAAGAATGTTTGTCTCTTTACATTTAACCTCATCTATTGAGAAGTATTTGTAATCCCATTTATCTACATAGCTTATTGGGTCTTGTATTTTTATTAAATCATCATTTTTCATATTTTTTTCTTCTTTGGTTTAGTTACTGTTCCATCTTCCATTACATAGATTAATTGAATATTTAATTTTTTCTGTTTCTCGGAAGGTACTCTGTGTATTAGCCTCATGTCTCCATGATGCCATCTCTTACTACCATATTTAACATCCCATTTTTGTACTTTGCCTGTTTTTGTGTTTAAGGTAGCAAAATCACATAAACCGACTCCGTTTAAAGCTGTCAATACAATTGTGTTTGGCAAGGTGCAGAAATGCGCATATGCAATTTGCTCTGCCCACAAGCCTTTTTGTGCAGTTGTTTTTTTCAAAATGTGTTTTTGATTATTTTAGAATATACTCGTAAATAATAGTTTGAACTTCATCTACAAACATTAAGATAATTAATGTTCCAATAAATAATGACCATTTCCATAATGTTGCAAGAGACTTTTCAGTATGATACCAATGATTTTCTTTCATTACTTTTAAATCATTTTCCATGAGTTTATGACTCATCTTAATATTATGTATATCTTCTTGGATAGTTTCTATTTTATCTAATATTTTTTTCGTACTCATATTAAGTCTTTATAATATAACTCATGGCTATATATGGGTTAATGATTGAGGCACTATTACCAGTAAAATTAGGTGCAGATACAGAACCACTAGCAGTTGTTGTGCCACCACTTAGAGATGCAGATGCAGAAAAACTATGTGTGTGTCCAGAGTTTCCACCAACACTACTTGTTTGAGCTAATGTAGGTGCAGTTGTTGTATGTGATAATGTGTAATCATTATTTCCAAACCCACCAGCACTTGCTTTAGCAATAGATGAGGTGGTACTCATGTTTACATTACTAACATTAGTATTGGCTAATATTTTGTGATGGTGACTTGGTATTTGTGCCTCAGTTAATGTATGTGAACCACTTGTGCCAGATATAGAAACTGAACCAGAAACACTACTAGATGAACCGGAGAATGTTGGTGCAGATACTGAGCCGGCTGGTGTCATAGTAGCAGACCCACCAGTTCCACCTAATGTAGAGTAAGTTGACCCTTTACCAATTACAAATTTGTCTTTTAAGTTAGGTAAATAAAATTGTGATGCAGATGGTGTTCCGTAAGTAGAGCCAATTGCGTTCCATAATCCAGCATAAGTTGTTTTAGAAACAAAACTGCCATCAGCTAATAACCATCCATCCGGTAGGTTTGCTGTTGACCACATAATAATACCACCAGTATTAACATTTGTTGGTGATGAAGTGTTTACAGATGATATAGCTCCTATTTTAAAACTTGTTATTGTACCAGAGCCAATTGATGCAGAGTTATCAAATGACATAACAATTGTTGTATTCGGTGAATTAAAAGAAACAGTTGTTATTGTTCCATAAATAGTTGTGCCAGTTCCATCTACAATTTTTACTCTCCGGCCAACATGATATACGTCAATAAGATTTGCACTTATAGTTACAGTAGTTGAATTTACTCTTGTATAAGTTGTTGACCCATTTCCAATACCATATTCAATCCATTGAGGGTCGTTATAAAAATTTCTTAAATCTGCTAATGCCTGTCTAATTGCATCATTAAGTGTACTAGGTGCTTGCCCTTCTAAAAGGCTACCGGTTGCAAGTACCGAACCATTATTTCCAGGTGTTGTGTTATAATTTTCAATTCCCATTCTATCTCCTAAAATTTAATTATGTAATTAACAACTTGGTAAGGATTAGTTAAATTTAAACTACTTCCTGTAAAAGTCGGTGCAGATACTGAACCAGATGGTGTTGCAGATGTACCACTAAAAGTTGCTGAACCAGACCAACTATGACTATGACCAGCACCAGAACCACCAAGAGGTATAACTGCTGTCTCATAAGCACCACCAGAACCAGATGACGAACCTTTATTGTCAGCACCCTGTTCAGTTTTAAACATTTTAGTAGTGTTTAAATTTATATTAGGTAATTCTGCTTGAGTAATTGAATGGTTTGCTACTGAACCAGAAACACTAATTGAACCGGCTGGTGTAAAGGCACTACCAGTAAAATTAGGCGCAGAATTTGTGCCAGATGGTGTTTGTGCAAAAGCACCGCCAGAAGAACCAAGCGCATAAGAACCAGACTTACCTAATGGGAATTTAGCTTGCAAATTAGGTAAGTAAAAATTAGTTGCTGTCGCAGTTCCATAAGTATTACCTAAGACACTAAACAGACTTGCGTAAGAAGTTTTTGCAACTGCTGAGCCATCACAGATTAGCCATCCACTAGGGGCAGTTCCACCACCATACATAATAATTGAACCGGTAGGATTTACTGCCGGCAACGAAGTATTGTTTGGACTTATAATTCCATATTTTACAGATGTTGGATTGCCAGAACCTAAATTAGAACTATCAAAATCAAAAGTAATTGTTGTATTTGGACTAGAGTATGTGGCTGATTCTACTCGACCATATCTAGTAGCTCCTGTGCCATCAATAACTTTAACTCGCCTATTCACAAGAAATTGCCCAGTAACATCTAAGGGTATAGAAATAGAAGTAGCTGAAACCCTTGTATATGTTGTTGTGTTTGAGCCAGTACCAAATTCATACCACTCAAGATCGTTTGCCCAAGCTCTAATGCTGGCTAATACATCTCTTGAACCATCATTCAATGTCGAGGGAGATTGTCCTTCTAAAAAATTACCACTATTTAAACGATTACCATTTTGACTAGCGGTTGTACTCCATGCAGTTATACTCATTACCAAGCTCCACTTTTTAATACATCATCAACGGAAAGTTTTTTATTATCCTGTATCTGTGCATTAAATTGATCTTTAATATCATTCCGAGCTTGATAACCATAAGGCATCTGTTCAGCACCAATAGTTCCATAAGGCCTGGCAACAGAATGATAAATAACATTAATTATATCATCAGTTACTCCGCTTTTACTCATTCTAATAATTTCATCTAAATTTTTTGAATTTTCTAAAAACTTTTGTAGTTTTTGCGCGTTCCATTTTGCCCATTGATCTCTGATTTCTCTTGTCCAAGTTGAAGGGTTTGCTAAATCTCTAGGGTCAAAACCATATTGTTGCGCGTATCTTTGAAATGCTTGTAGTGGTTGTGTTATTGACTCACCCTGTCTTGTTTTAAAAGTTTTTACAGTATCAAGCCATATTAAAATACCATTTGAGGCATCATCTAATTCAGATGGTGTAGGGTATTTACCATGTTTTATTTTGTAATCTTCCCTAATTAAAGTTTTGATACGATCATAACTTTGCCTTTTTTTACCTAGTTTTTCACCAACTTTTATAGCATCGTCAGAAGTACCTTGTGTAACACTTTTAATTACTTTAGTAATATGCATCTCGAACACTTGATCTATTACACCATCACCATTAATTGCTCTTAATCCTTTAACAATAGGAGCTAAATCATCTGTCATATGATTAGAAGAAGTCATTAAAAGATCAATTGCTTGTATTATTTTTTTTGGGTCTCCTTTGCCATCTTTTATAAAAGCAACGAGTTTCTCTGCCCTTAATGGGTCAATAGAATTTTTCATTGTTTCTTCAAATGTTTTTCTAGCAGTTGCATAATCATCAAAATTATCAGCTACTGCCAAATGACTATCATCAATTAAAGACTTTACAATTTTATCTAATCCTTTTTCAAGATTTAGTTTATTGCCATCAATCTCCATTCCATTTGTTTTAAATGTATCTAAGTCATTTTCCATTCTTCTAAGAACATTGTTTAGTTTATCAATATCACCAGTTTGGATTGCGTCATCAAGTAGATCGGTAAAGTATTCTAATTGTTTTCCACCAACACTTGAACGATTGCGTACTCTGTTCCAGGCATTGTCAATATTTTCAACTAATAAAGTTTTCATGTTGCCATTATTACCAACACCATCGACAATTTTTTGACCTTTAATTTCACCAATGTCATCTCTAAATTGTTTATTAGTTTTGTTAGTAAAGTTTTTATAATTATCAAACCAAACTTTTTGTTGTTGTATAAAACTTGGAAAGTCATCAAGATTTTCAACACCTTTAAGTAAATTTTGTGTTAATATATCACCTTGCTCTGCGTTAAATCTTGCGGTTTTACCATTATCCATCATAGATAGAACTCTATATAAACTTCCCATTTCTGGGAACTCAGCAAATAATTGTTCAGCAGAAAGTTGAACCCCTTCTTCTTTTGCTTTTCTAAGTCTGTCTTGAATTAAAACTAATTGCTGTTGTATTTTTTCATCTGGAATATCACCCATAGTTTCTTTCAACATTTTCTGTATAAAACCCTTGCTGTTTCTAAAGGTTTTGTAATCAGCAATTAAATTAAAAACTAAAGATGGTGTGTCAACAGCTAACCCCCACATATTTTCTGGGCTTTCAATGTCAAGACCTTCTTGTATATACTCTGAGCCAGTACCAAAACCAAGACCATGAATCGTTCTACGCATATTAAATGGAGCAGTTAAAATGTTTTTACCCATGTTTAACCCACCTAAAGAACCCCATTGAGAGCCAATATCAAGTGCGTTTGGGTCTGGAAAATAAGGAACATCATAATCTTGGGTTTGCAATATTCCTTTATTATTCGCGTCATAATTTATAACATTAGAGCCATAAGGTTGCGTTAGCCATTTTGCGTCTTGATTAAAACTAGGAAACCAATCTTCGCCTTCTCTGAAAGGGGCTGTTGCTAGATCAATACCACCTCTTACTAAACCTTCTCCTAAATATGGAATATCGCCCAATGTTAGTAAACCTTTGGCTAGACCTCTAGGTGTACTAGCACCATATTCTGTTAATAGACCACCTAAACTATAATCGTAATCTTCATTAGTCTCTGACTGGTTGTATGCTGATAATAAATCGTTACTCATATAATTTCCTTTACTCTAATAATCCATATTGTTGATAAAGTTGTTTTTCCTTTAACGTAAATGGATAACCACCTTCCATTTCCATCCCAAATAAATTAAAAGATGCCACACTTGATTCAAACATTAACCTAACTTTTTCATTTTCGGTCAATCCAACATTTTGTAAGCCAGCATCAACACCTTCTGGTAAATGTAGTTTCTTCTGATCTAATAATTCTTTCTTTGCTTTTTCAAAGTGCTGTTCTTTCCATTTTTGTCTGTAAAGACCAACTTCTTCTGAGGTAAACAAATAATTCCTTTTAGTATTAAACCTGGTGTTATTCATGTCATCTCTATAAAAAGCATTTTCTCTATCAGAGTCATAATTCTTTTGTGCTTTCTCTACTTCGTCTGCTGGAATAATTCCATCTTTAATTAAAGTTTGGAATATATTATCGTCAGTTAAGAAATTGAATCTGGAATAACTATCTCTAGTAACTTCTGTAAGTTTATCCATTTTAGTTTCAAACTCAATTGGCGAGTCTCCTTCTGGCAAGAAGAAATTAGAAAAGTCTCCACTAAATTCTAATGATGGCATAGCTCTTCTTAATCGTTGAACTTCTTTCTCTGACATTTGCGCGCCTGTAATAAACTTAACGTAAGCATTGAACATCATAAAGGAATCAACACCAAACTTAGTTTTATTTTCTAACCAGGCTCTTTCTTCTGTGCTTAAATTTTGTCCATTTACACTTAGCCATTGTTCTAAATTTAACTTGCTCCCTTTCCATTTTCCATAAATTGTCAAGAATTCTGGATTATAATTGTCAGTCATATCCATTAACTCACGCATTGTTTTTGAGTTTACTAGTTTTTGATCTGAAATATCTCTCCAAGTTTTACTGTCCTTGTCTGTATTTTTAAACCAAACATTAGCACCACTCATAGAAACATCATCTTCTTCCGGCATATCTGTTCCAGTTTCCAAAGTAAATCCACCCTTACCATCGGAAGAAATTCTCATGCCTTTATCAAAAAGAGCATCTGCCCACATTTGCATTTCAGCTTTATCCACAAAGCTCCTAGATATTTTGTATTTTGCAAGTGCATCTTTCCACATTTGAAACATATCCAACTTTTTTTGTATATCGCCATTATTGTCAGTAAACTTCCATTTTTCATCTATGGAGTTTGCTAGTTCTTCTTGCCCATTTTCCATGTACTGAATATACTTTTTATAAGCAAATTCTCTTTTTTCTGGTTCAGTTAGAACACCGGTTGCTGGTTGGTTAGTAATTCTATTTTCAATAAATTTCTTAGGATTTAATTGAAATAAAACTCTTTCATCTGCATCTAAATCTTGCCATAAATCACTTACAGCTTGAGGGCTTATTTTTTGACCTTTATTATTTTGTGCAAACCAACTTCTAATTTTATTAAAAGCATTTTCATCCGGCTTTACTTGTTTCTTTTTCCAAGTTTCATAATTAGGTGTGGGATTTTTGCTTGCAGTTGTATTACGAGAATTTTGTGTAGCATTGTATAAATTTTGGTTATTCAAATATACATTATTCAAACCTTTAAATTCTGGCATCGGCTCAAAATTAAGAGGTTTGTTTATGTCAAATATATCAGCCATTATGTAAGCAATCCTTTATTTAAAAGTGGTGAGTTTAATAATCCCATTCCTGTTTCATTCTTATTCACATTACTTAATTGTATTGGTGAAAATGGTCTAGGTGATGCTGTTGGCATACTAACTCTTGGAGCAGAAGTGTCAGCATACTGCATTACATTTCCGGAAGAAGAACTTTTTTGTTCTTTTAATCCTTCCAATGTTTCAGCAATTTCTTCCATGCCTTTATAGTATTCATCTACATTATCAAAACCTTGAAAGAACTCACTTTCACTCATGTATTTTTGAGTTACAGGATTCCAATATGGTGTTGAGCCGGTATAATCCGGATTAGTGGCTTGGTGATACATACTTGTATAGTTTATTCCTGTGCCATTCATCATTTTATCAAAAGCATTGGAATCCATAAGTGTATAATCGAATGTACTCATACTAATTCTCCATAATTAACTTTTAAATATCCGTTTGCATCTTGAACTACTGCATTAGGTAAATGAGCTACTTCCTGTGCAATAACACCAACATTATAATTAGGGTACATTTCTGGAATACCTAACTCTTTTGCTTTATCATTCCATTCCCAAGAATAAATGTTAATGCCATTAGCAAGTTTAAATAAAAACTTAATTGCTTTTTTAAGTCTGTTATCTGAGAAAGGTAAATTTGCACTAAATCCAAACCCACCACTTCTACTTGATGACGTACCACTTGAATCAACAGTTGGAAATCCAGTAGCAATACCTTGAATAACATTGTAGTAATCCATCATCTTACTCATTGGAACACCTTGATCGTACATCATTTTTGCAATTTCAAGTTGTTTACCAGCATCTATCATCTCTCTATTTTTACCCATAAATCCAAAAGAAGTTCCCAGCATATCTGCGTAGTTATTTGCAATATCTCGTCTGCGTCTAGGGTCTCCTTCAGCAATATTAATTTCAGCATCACTTAATCCTCTACCGGCTCGGTACATATTATCTGCTGTTACGTTGCCAGCATTGTATAGGTTTGTAATGTTGTCGCGTTCTGAGGTAAACTCTCTGCCTCTTTCATTTTCTGATGCTAAGAATAAATCATCAGCTATTTCATTGGCCACACCTTGACCAACATTTTGACCAAAAGTTGCAGAGTTAGGGTCGTATCTACCCATTTTACCCATAGTATTTGAAACTTGATTAACTATTCTATCAGTTACGTTGCTTGTTAAATTACTTAGGTATTCATCTGAGTTCGCACTCATTCCGTCATAAGCTGTTCTATTAGTTCCAGCATTTAGTTCATCTAAATAAGTTCCTGTTTTTCCGGTAGCAAGGTTAGTTAATGCCATACCTCCTGTACTTGTAGGATTGCCAGCGAGATATGAATTTAACATAGCATCACTTGACGCAAACTTTGTAGGGTCTAAATAATTAAAGGCATCTGAACCTTTAGCAATAATATCTTTTTCACCAGCAGTATATGGAGTTAAATAATTTGTATAATCATACCCACCCATAAATTTTTGATTGTCTGGGTCATCATACCAATCACCCATATCTTTCATAATTTTATCTAAATGTTCTACAGTCGGCTCATATGGTTTGTATTCACTTGTGCCAGATTCACTTGTTTTAGATTTACTTCTACTTCCGCCTATTGACATATTCTTTCCTTTTTTATTTAGTTATTTTTTTTTCAAGGACTATATGAGTTTCTCTGTACCCATATTGTTTAAATACTTTTGACCATCCTTTTCTTGCAAGATGTACGGATTTATAACATCCATTTTTCTTTGCATATTCTTCAAAAGTGTTTTGTGCTTTTATTTGCCATTTTAATCTGTCTTGACCCAAGACCATAAAAATAGAAAATATTTTAAATTGTGGTCTTTGTAATATTTCAGTAATTACAAAACCTAATTTTTTTTTGTTTTCAATATCCCAAACTAACCATAAGTTCATATCGCCATTTGTAAGTTCTTTTATAACATCTTGACTTGCGTAACCATTTTCAGCTTTTAATAAGGTTGCATTTATTTCTTCTGCCACCATTGGATAAACTTTTATAATTTTTTCTGTTGGTATAAAAACAATATCTATATTGTCAGCCATTTATTAGTGCCATTGTATATAAGTTTAACAAGACCATAGTTTGTAGAAATTACTTTTGTGTTTGCGCCTTCAATTGTATCTCCAGACCCAGATGTTACTGTGATGTTATTAGTAGAGGCATTACCACTTGTATCTTTAATAATGTAGTTAGTACCTATCGGTGCATTAACCGGTAGATTAATTGTTGTAGCTTGGCTTACATTCACATCTATAAAAAGATCATCTACTTTTGCACCATAACTTGAGGCAGTTAATTTTTTATAATTAATATTAACCCTATTTACTAATTCATTTACAGCCTGTTCTAATTGTTTGTTGTAATATTCTTGATTAGTAGTTGGAGTTCTTCTTATGTACTCAATACTCATTAATCTATAATTTTTTTAATTCTTACTCTGCAAGTGTCTGGTGTTACACAATCTGTATAAACCTCTGCTGTAACTGATTTACAACTGACCATTATACCCTCTTTTTCATCTATTCTCTTAGCAACCTTGCGTTTTTCTTCTAAACATTTAGAAAGAGATGTAACTCCATTTTCATCATACATAGGTGTATGTTCCATTATCTTCCCATCAGCAGTTGTAATTAGCATAATTGCAAATACCATCTCAATCATGTTTTCCGTTTCCCCTTAATTTGTCTGTTAGTCCTTCTAAATCTATTACTCGTTCCTCAAGAAAATCTACTTGCAGTTGGGCTTTTCCTATTAATGGTAATTGTGTTTCTGCGTTATTTTGTAACGATTCTAATCTACCACTAATAAATTCTATTAAAAGAAATGCCTCTTTAAGTTGGCTGTCAATTTCTGTTACTGGAATAGTATCTATATGTTCATTTATTAATTCTATATCATTTAGAACTAATGCAGATTGTGTTTCTAGTGCAGTAATTCTGTTCGTTAAACTGCTGTACCCAAATACTGCTGATGCAACTACCATTATAATTCCAATTAAGTTAATAATTGGCATGGAAATTGCTCTATCCGAACTAACACTAAGAGGTTCTTCAGCCATTATTGAACTCCGTCAACTGTTGCCTCAATCTCAAGACCCATAGCATCATTCCATACCGAGTTGGCTGGAACTTTCACCTCTATCTTGTGATACTTCCCAGACTGTCTAAAAGTTGCTACACCATTATCGTTACAAGCAGAAAATCCTGTTTCAGTTGTAGTACCTCCGGCTCTTTCTCTACTTACTAAATTTATTTGTGTTGGTTGATAACCGGTAAAATTTACAGCACTTATCGTTTGATCTGGCGCAACAACAATAGAAAGCAATGTATCTGAAACTATTGTCGCTACAATAAACTTTGAGTTATTAAATTGACTTGTTACATCTGCAATTCGTATAACATCACCAACATTTAATTCACTTAAAAATTTTGTTCCTGTTCCATTAACTGTTGTAGATGAAATTGCTATTTTCCCTGTTTTCACTACTGGCTCAACATCAATTACTGGGTTTATTGAAGATACAAAAGTTCTTTTTCCGTCTTGGTATTCCTGTTCACCAACACTTATAGTTGCCTCTAAATTATTACCACTAAAAGTTGCAAATTTATTTGTACTATCAAAAGCAGAGAAGAATAATGTACCTCCTTGCCATATTCTACTATCAAAAGAGTCTGTAAATCCTGTATCTACGTTTGTTGATATATTATCTAATAATTCTAATGTAGTTCCTGTTGTAAATGCAGAGCCAACAAATTGAGTTGCAATATCAATATAAGACCATCTATCTGCTGAATAGTTATAGCACAATATTCTGTCTGGATTGCCATTTGATGAGTTAGTAGATGGATAAGACCAGAAAATTAATTTATTTAGTGGGTCATGCCCACTTGTAATTCTTAAAATATTAGATTGATCTAGGTTGCCATCAAAAAAATCATCAATTCTATTTTCACCAATTAACTTTGTTGTCTCACCATCGGTGCTTGCAAATCCATCTTGACTTAAAAAATAAGTTGTATTTCCAACTGTAACAAGACTACCATGAGCTATACATCCTCTTTCTTGCTCGATGGTTCTAATCTGAAATATGCTTGAACCACCTACAAAGTTAAGTTGAAATATTTTTCTAAGGCCAAATATAATTCCAAATTCTCCACCTACCACACCGGTTATTTCTGGTGTATCATAAATAGTTTCAAAATCAGATGAATTATTTCCGGCTGTCCATCCAGCATGATTACCTATTTCTGACCATTGTATTCTGTTTCTGTTTGTTGGTTGCCAGGCTGTTACTAAGAAATTTCTTACAACAGCACTATGCCAAAACGTAGGAGGTGAACCACCTAAATTACCAAATGCTGTTGCATTATCTAATTGCCATACTTGGGGAGGATTAGCTCCATTACTTGCAATTATATAGTTACCAAACTGTGTAAATTGCCAATCGTTTTCCCCTCCTGTTGCAAATGTAGTACCACCAGAAACGTCAGAAAAAGTATTTGATAAATACTTATAAAGTTTTGTCTTATCTCCGGCAAACGATGTAATATTGCCAGCACTTGATCTAAATGATGCAAAACCTTGACATCTATTTGTTAGCGCGTTTGTGCTAACACTAGAAATCCCTTTCATTGGCCTATAACTTTTAAATGAAGGAACTACATTCTTAGCATCAGTTAGACCTTCATTTCTAAAATCTGGAGCATCTGGCAAAAAATCTTTAAAATCTTTATAAGCCATAATTACTCGTTAGATACAGTACCCCTCATAACTAGAGGAGCATCTTGGTTGTATTTGTTTGCAAGGTTAATGTTAATAACTCTATCCAAACCATTCGTGTAAAACTTAAACCATTCTTGAACTATCTGTTGGTCTATGCCCCTTATAAAAGAATGTGCAAAGTATAAAGAACCAAATAAATATACGTCTGGATGATATGTAAGAACATCATTAGTATCTGTATCATTTACTAAAGCATCAAATTGTTTGTAGTAATACATTTTAACAGAGTAAGTTGAATCCGGTACAGGGTAAAAATGAATTTTATCATTTATAATTGTATATACTTTTGGCATACCAGTTAATGATGAACCATACATATCAAAAGCCTGTGATGGTGTTACATAAGCTAATGCAACTTTTGGACTTCTATCTACATAAATAGAATTTATACCTAAAAACCCTGTCGGCAGAGACTCTGTTTCAGCATCCGCGCTTATAGTTTGCAGATTTATCATTTTGTTGTAACCGCTTTGAGCTAATTTTGAATTAAAATCTTGCTCTGCTAATGCAACAAAATCAGACAATTCGTTTGTTAAATCTGATCTACCAAGCCAGTTTGCTATACTTGATTTTAAGTTTGCGTAATTATTTAGTGCCATTTAGTAAGTTCCCTCTGATGTTCTTAAATATGCCCATTGTGGGTCGTTAAGTTTTTTTTGTAAGTATTTGTGCTGTTCATCTGGTTGCATAGAAAATAAAAATACTTGATCGTCTTTTAGCCATTGATACAAAACTATTTGTGGTATTTCTGCAACTGACAACATTGACTTGTCAGAATTGTACCCACTAAAGTCATTTCTCTTAGCTTTGTTTTCTTTTAAAATATCTTTTACGTCTTGATATCTATGGTGTACTAATGTTTTACCATCACTATCACCTTCCCAAATTTCGCCTTCTATTCCGTTATGTGTATGTTCGTAAGTCTTTGCCATTTTTATTTATAATTTTTGTATTCCCAATCTACTTTTTGTAAATTTAATTGAGGTTTATTTATGTCAGTTATCTGTCCACAATTCCAATTTTCATGTTCTTTAAAAAAATCTGGTGTAACTTTCCACAATGCAGTTGCTAAATTATATCGAGTACCTTGATATATACTTGATACTCTATGTAATTGTGCAGAGTCAATTAAGACCATTCTGTTTTCTACTGCTTTAATTCTTTCTATTTCGTTATTGTCAATACACCTTGCAGATTTTTGTGAGTCTTCTAATCCATTTCTATTTTTGTAAGGTGCAATTTCTAAAAACCCCCCTTTACAATCAGCAGTAACTTTAGGGTAATAAAGTAAACTTTGTTCAGAAATCCAATAATTATCACTAAAATAATAATACTCACCAGTATCTTGATGCCATTCTAAAAATCCACCAGAGCTTATAACCCTAGACCAATACTCAAAACCACCATTGGGGTATTCAGTTGGGTCAATATAGTCTTGCCACAATAATTGTATAACTTCTTCAACTTTATTTCTTGGTTCTTCATTCCACCAGCCACACCAGTAATTATATTGTGGCATAGTTTTATAACTTAAATGTTCAGTTAAATCGTAATTTAAGTTAAGAACATTATCCTTAACGATCATAAATAAACTAAAAAATTTAAGTAATCTAAAATAGGTGCATATTTCCAACCAAATCCAAATAGAAAATTGGCAACATATATAAACCCATTAATAATTATTATTTTAGTTCCTAAGAATACAAAGATTACAAATAGAATAGTTTTAGTTAATCCGTAATTTTTGTGAAAGTTAATTAATTTTCTTAGTAAAGGAAAATTCCATTTCATATTTGTTTTATGTTATCTTCTTTTTTATCTTTATGTAGTGGATGTTGCCACGCATTGTAGTAATCCCATTTTTCAATTTGTCTGCATGAGTAAGGTGCTAAATGATTATGGTATCTTTTTTCAAATGCCTCATAGATAGGCACTTCACCAATGTTAAATTTTTTTCTGACTTCTTCTAAATCACTTTCTAAAAAATCTAATGGGCTAATTACCCCTAGTTCTTTTTTACATTTTTTTAGATTTGCTTTACACTCTTTGTAAACTTTCCAAACACCTCTGTAATCACCAGTTTTTTTTGCTACGGATAACATAACAACAAAACCAATTATTTGTGATGGCTTGTAGTCTAAAAGGTGTCCAGTTACTTCTTGAATTAAACCCTCACCTAAAGCATGAGTATTGTATCTAAACAAGGTATGTAAAATATCATGTGTAATTACTACATGACGAGATAAGTTTGTTCTTACAACATCAAGACGAGATTTCACTTCGTCATCTTTAAATCTTTGGTTATAAAGTACCTCAAGACCAAGATTTCTAACAATTTTATAATATTCTGCACCGACTGTATTGGATGGCAAAGATGACAAATAATCCATATCCATCAACTTAGGTAAAACTGTTTTTTCAACATAATCTTTATCGTTATGTTTTCTACCCCATACAACGTCTTGACCTAAAGTTGTTTGAGTAGCTTTATTCATCATCATAAGGCCAAATGGGAATTGCATTTCTCTATATAATGTTGTGACTGGAATACCCAGTTTATCTTCTTCCATCTGTTCTTCAGATTTATTGTATATCTGAATAATGTCATTTAATGATCTTCCAATTTTATATAAATTCCACATATTAAATTACTATCTTTATGATTCTTGCTGGTATTGAGCTTTCATTTTTAATTGAAACTGAAATACTTTTTAATTGTCTTAGTTCGTTTTCTTCTATGTTAGAGCTTGCTATTGAACAGTTAGCAGAAAATAGAAGGTAGTTATCACCATCTGATTTATTTATTGTTTTTGTTTGGCCAACATCAATATCAATAATTTTTAAATCATAGGGTTTGTCAGATATAAAACAAAATAACCTGGTATCATCTTCTTGAGCCATAATGTCGGTTTTTGTTGCTAATGCCCACTCATTAGCTTTAGGGCTAAACTCATCATAATCAGCACCAAAATTATAAATTGTAGTTAATTGTTTATTTGCGATTGCGTCTGGTGTTGACGTTTGGTTATAATTACCAGAACGTATTTTATCATCACTTGTTAAATCTTTATATCTATCTATATCAGCAGTTGTAATATCACCATCATTATCCCAATATTGTTTGTACTCAACAGAGCCTTTTAACAATATTAAATTGTTTGGTGTCTTAAAAATTTTAGAACTTTGTGTGTCGTAAGTTAAATTATCACCATTAACATTATCACTTAAATTAATTCGTTGTATTAAATCAAATTTATTACCAGCATTTATTGTAATTTCTGATTCATTAAAATAATGTTTTTTGATTGCGTTAAAATCGTATCTCATTATATATCTGCTACCTCCATTTCTTCTTCATCATGTTTTTTAGTAAGTGTCTCCTTATCTATTTCTTGTTTTTTTCCTAAATCAACTTTGACTAAGTTATTAGCAATAATTGTCTCGTCATCTTTTGTTTCTTTAGAAATTTCTTCAAAAAAATATTGTTCACTAAATCCTAAATTAGTAATCCATTCTCTTTCAACAGTTTTAAAAAACTTATTGTGCATTGGAACTGTAGCAACATGATTATTTCTTAATAAATAATTAAAAGACTCGCCCTCAAAATTTAATGGTGTCCAATAAGTAATCATTAAATCTTCTATTTTTTCTTCGTCATTCTCTACGTGTTTACAAACATCTTTTTCATAAACTTTAGTGTAAGTTTTATATTTATATTCCATGTTAATATGTAAGAGTAAAAGTAACTGAATTACCGACTTGGTTTGTCATATAAGTTAGTTGTGCTGAAGCTAAATCAAAGGCAACTCCACCACCTGGAGTTGTATTTTGTAAGAACATATTGCTATCACCAGAACTTGGTGCTACAAAAGAATAGGTAGTACCACCAACAGTCATACCCCTAACATTACCAGTATTATAAATATTATATCCGTTACCACTTCCGCTGAAAACTACTTCTATACCACCAAGACCAAGTGTGACTATTCTACAATCACTAATTGTATAAGAGTTTAAATTGTTTGTAGTAACTGCACCATCTGACATACTTCCATTTGCACCACGATAAGTTATAACATTTTTTCCACTACCGGTACTATAAGTCTGAACTGTAAAACTAAAATTATTATCAGCAGTTGCAGACGCACCACCATAAAAATCATCAAATTGAATTTGACCACTTGTCGGTATTGAATTGTTTGCTGAACTGTTGGGAACATTAGAACCACCTCTATAATATTCATTTATTGAATGAGGTGTACTTCCACCAAATTCCCCAGCAATATTGGACAAAGATATTGCACCAGATGTTTGCAAAGCCATATTTTAATCCTCACACTTACAAAGTTTTTTTGTTTTTAATTCCTCAACTTCACTTTTTAATTCTTTGATTGCCTCAATTAGATAGCCAACTGTATTACCATAAGCAACAGATTTACTTCCCATTTCATCATTTGCTGTATGCACTAACTCTGGTGCAATCTTTTCAAGTTCTTGTGCGATAACACCAGAACCCTTAGTGTCATCTTTTGTAAATGTAACACCTCTCATTTGTGTTACTTTGTCTAAAGCATTGTCGATTGTTTTAACATCTGACTTTAATCTTTCATCTGAGTAAGCGGTTACATTACCAGTTGCAGTTGCATTACCAGAGGTGTCTATTGTGAAATGATCGGTATTACCATTGTTGCACCTAAAAAACATACTATTAGCTGACTTAATATAAGTATGACTGTTATTTGAAAAATAAAATCTTTCTTTACTATCGCTAGTCGAATACCAACCATCAGTTTTAAATCTTTGACCACTATCTAAAGTTGCAAGTAAATCAGTAGCAGTTAAATCTCCTGTTACAGTTACTCCACCACTTGTGGTTGCAAGTTTTTCAGCATCATCATAATATAACTTAACATCACCATTTATTGCACATCTCACCGCACTTTCGCTACCAACACCTAGTGCTATTACTGAATCACCTCTTAAATATAATCCACCAGTTCCAACATCTTTGATAAATGAGTTAGTTCCGTCATGGTAAATCTCTAAATCATTACTTGCACCAAATGTGGCTTTGACATTATCGCCATGTGCAAGATTACCTGTCATAGTGCCACCAGTTGTTGCTAAATAATTTGCACCATTAGTTAATTGATTATTGTTTGTTGGAACAGTTGGTTTGTTTGACAAGTCAGCATAAGAACCAGATGTAGCAACAGTTGAAAGACTTGGTTTGTTTTGAATAAAAGCATCTGACGTATTAGATGACTCAGACCAGTTTGCTTGAACATTGACCTCTGCACCACTTGAAATGCCATCAAGTTTTGTACCATCAGTTTGTAAATCTCTACCATCTACTGTACCAGAAACAGTTATGTTTCCAGTAACCCCAAAACCATCAGTAAGGGTTTCTGCTTTTTTTGAATTATCAAAGTATAAATCAACACCATCATTTTCATCTGCTCTTATTAGTGTTTCACTATTACCTTGATTTTGAAATTTGTAGGTTGATGACCTAAAAACTAATTCCCCAGTATCATTTTGTATATTACTATTTGAGGTGTCATGGTAAATTTGTAAATCGCCACTACCACTTGCACCGCCTAAAGATAGTTTCACATTATCGTTAAGGTGTAATTCACCAGTAAATGTGCCACCAGATTGCAATACAGATGGTATGGTAGCTGAACCACCTAATGCAACTGCTGTACCATTAATTGTAATCGTATTTGTTGGAATAGTTGTTGCTACACTTACTGCACCAGTTGAACTCATGTTAGCAGTACCAGTTACAGCCCCAGTCAAAGTTACACTTGCAGTCTTGTTGTCAAAACTATTTGAACCATCATGTACTAATATTTGTCCGGATGATGGCGATGTTATAGCTGTATCACCAGCCTCTGCAATCGTATCTATTCCAGAAATTTGCGCGTCAACGTAAGTCTTAATTGCTTTACTAGATGCTATTTCATTGTCTGAACCACTTACACTTGTGATATCCGTATCTACAATACTTGTTAAAGCTGAATAGGGAACATTTGTAATTGTATTATTAGAACCATTTATAGTTTTATTGGTTAATGTATCGGTGCTTGTAGCAGTTATATAACCACTATTGTTTGTCCATTGAGATATGCTACCAGATTTATTAGTAAGAGTTGATGTTGAAGATGGAGTTATATATCCACTATCATTTGTCCATTGAGAAATATCACCACTTTTATTTGTAAATGTTGCGCTATCGGAGGCATAGCCTGTTAACTCACCTTGTACAAAAGCAGTTGTAGATATTTTTGTTGAATTATCATTTGCACTCTGAGTAGGTGCAGTAGGGTTGCCAGTAAATGTAGGAGAGGCAAGAGGAGATTTTGAATTTAATTGTGTTTGAATATCGCTTGTGACTCCGTTTAAGTAGCCCATTTCCGCAGTAGTTACACCACCAGCTAAACTAAATATTAAATGACCATTAGGGTCATCATATACTGGTGTAATTCCAGAATGGGAAGAATGACCGGTAAACATAGCTCCCACAGTATCTTGAATACCTTCTGTGTTTACACCAAAGAATGTTGCTAATTCAGAGATGTTTGCTCGTTTAGTATGATTAGCTGATGTATCTGCAATAACTATATTATCATCACTTGCGATCTGGCCAGCAGTCATTGATGTCATTTCCGATATTTTCTTATCCGCCATTTATAATCCTTTACTTCTTCTTTTATGTTTATTCATAGAACTCGTTTTTAATTTAGTTCTTTTGGGGTTGCCAATAGAGGTTCTTTTAGCAATTTTTATATGTGAGTTATAATCAAATGATTTTTTAGCCATTAGATATTATTCCATTGACTTTTTAGATCACTTTTCTTTTTTTTCTCTTTTTGTTTTTTCTTCTTACCAAAAATTGAGTTGTAATTTTCACTAAATTCTTTGGATGGAAGATGAATACCATCTCTAGCCATTAGCTTACTATTGGTTCATTGGTGTCTAACAAGTAAGTACGACCTTCTTCAAGAACTACGTTGTGGCCATCTTCTTGTATTAAAATATTAAAGCTACCACCAGAACCATCATCGCCTTGTATGTTAAATCCACTTACATCAACTCGTCTGCCACGATATCTTGCCGGTGATCTGACATTTTTTCTTTGTGTTAATCTTCCGCCTAACATTATCTAGTACACTCTGTTATATACATAGTACCATTCTGTGTAGCGAATTTTAAAACAGCTACCTTTTCGCCTTCTGGTATAACTATATATTCAATTGTATATGCCGGTAGCATAGCTGAGCTAGTTGTGGCTGTTGGGTTTACTCCAATTGCTATATGTGAATCACATGAGCCAATTATTCTGTAAACATTTAATTTACCACTAACTGCTGATGACTGTGCAGATGAAGTACCGATTGATACTGTTTGTGTATTTCCTAGTATATAGGATGTTGGATATCCTCCGATTGCCATAATGATATTTCCTTATTTTGTAAGTGAGGTTACGAAAGCTGATCCACTTCCGGTTGTTGTTCTTAATGCTACTTTTTCACCAGATGAAATACCTACATACAATTCTGCTTTCGCTGGTATAAAGGCATCATTAACTGTTGCTGTTGGATTAACACCAATAACAAAATGTGCATCAACAGTTGTAATTATTCTTACATTACTAATCCCAACTTCAATAGCTGTTGATTGTGCCGATGTAGTACCAATTGCTACTTTAGATGTACTTTTATCTCTGTATTCCATTTATTGTCCTTCTTTAGAATGATTATAAAGTAGGGGTCAAAATATGACCCCCACTTATTAGTGATTACGATGTAGTTAAATCTGCAACACAACCATTACCAGCCTCATTTTTACTGATAAGAGTATGTTCACAAGTTAATAACCAATGTTTTGCATCACCAGTTTTAGCAAGTTCTTCAACTTTATAGTCTCTTAGAGTTGCCAATGCCCATAAGTCTGGGTCAATAGCAAATAAGTCTCTAGCTTGTTGGTGTCTTGACGCATTTATAGTCAAAGTACCGAAGTCAGACTGGTAAACTGAGACTGCACCATAGACTGTTGAGTCTTTAGTTTCTCTGTTTACTTGAGTTGCTCCACCAGTAAATACTGATGAGATTTTTTGTTTGTTGAATGAACCAACGTAGATGTTTTTAGCATCTCCGCCATTATCCCAGATATCTTTAAGAACTCCTTTAAGTAAGTCCTCAGTTAAAGCTCTCTGTGTTCCGTTAGTTGGTGCGTTAGTTCCAAGACCATTAGGGTTAGCTCCAGAGCCTCCTCCTTTTGATCTGTTAGTTGCAATCCATGATCTTAGACCAGCAAGTTGTCTAGCAGTAGTAGTACCACCAGTAACTTTTGCTCCGTTTTGCATTAAAGCTGTTTCAATATCAGTTTTAAGTTCTTTAGCTCTCTTACTTAAAACGTAAGCAGAGTAAGTTGACATTGAACTGTGATCTACAGAGTCTTGTGTACCACTCACAGCAAACGACTTAGCAAAAATTTGACACATATTGTCCAATCTTGTTACATCAGTAACGGCAGTTGCACTATATGTCTCTCCTTCTAACTGTGCGTTTGAAGTTGATGGAGATGCAAGAGCATCTTTTAGGAACTCAACTTTAGTATTTTTTGCGTTTTCTTTTCTTAAACTCGATAGGAACGGAGTTTCATAAGGTGAAATATTTGAAATCACATCAGAAAGCTGTTCACGAATCGAATTAGCTTGACCGCCAGACGCATAAGTATTAGCGGAATTGGTTACGATAGCCATTAGCTTATCCTTTCATTTTATTTATTTTTAAAAAAAGAAGATCAACCAAATATGTCTTTTAACACAGCAGTCGCATCATCAATTGAACCGGATTGTTTCAACTTACTCATTTTATCAGCATTAACTTTTTGCTGTCGTTGAGCTTTAGTTGAAGTTACTCCACCTCTAACAACTTTAGGCGCGCCTTGAACTTTTTTGATAACATTGGATTTTGATTTAGCAAGCTGTTGCCATTTCATACCATCTCTTATCAATTTAACGTAACGATGGTCATTAACCGAATTTACTTCTTCTTGGTTAAATCCCATTTTAGTTAAATAATCTCTCATGCTAGACACGAACTTAGTTCGAGTAGATTCCTCTCTCATTTCTGGAATTTCCATGTACATTTTATGCTGTTCTTGTTGCATAACCTTTTTCATTTCTTCATTCCGAATTTTTTGAGCCTCATTCTCTTGCGCTTGCAATTGCATGGCGCGTTGTTCGAGCATATGTTTTTTACGCATACCCTCTACTGGGTCGCGTTGCATAAGTTCATTTAGATCACCGGCATCTAGGTTTAATTGTTTCCTAGCCATCATCGTCATTTTTTCAAGGTTAGTTAATTTCTGCTCTATTATAGAACTTTCATTTTTAACTTGCTCTTGATGTTGCTGTTTCTCTATGCTTAAAGATTCAGTTTTTCTTCGATAGTCTGATTCTCTCTGATATCCAGCTTTTAGTTCATCTAGGTTGACATCTAAAGTTTCGCCTTGAACCTTGACTGTATAAGTTGGTTCTGCGATTTCCTCATCTGATGTTTCTAGTGGCTGGTCTATATCCTGTTCAGCAATAGAATCTTCGGCAACTTCTTCAGCAGTTTCATCAGTAACAGCGACTTCCGAATCCGGTTGAGCCTCGTTAATTGTTTCTTCTGTTTCAGTTGTTGCTTGTTGAACAGGGTCTTGTTTTTGCACAATGGGAGCATCTTCACTTAAA